TTCAATGTCGCCTTCTTCGCCTTCTTCTTCGCCTTCTTCACCTTCGTCATCACCTGCTTCGATGTCACCCATCATATCGTCAGTTGGATCGCCGCCCATGTCCATTGGGTCTGCTTCAACTTCAAATTCGTCTAGGTCAAAATTTTCGTTTGTTTCTTCATCAGTTGCTTCATCAACTTCTTCATCTGAAGCTTCATCAACTTCTTCATCAGTAGTTTCTTCTACTTCTGTATCGTCTTCTTCGATTTCAATATCTGATTCAATTAGACTTGCATAGATGTCTCTTGACTTCTCTACAACTATATCGTGGAATAGTTCTTCTGCGCCGGCCTTGTCTTCATTAACAAGACGTTCGAGCATTTCTTCGAACTTATTTTTATCTGCCATTTCTTTTCTCCTATAAAAGTATTTACCTATGGTAAGGCTGTCATTTGTATTTACTATTTATGCAAGAATGTGTGGGCAAACAGGCTCAAAACGAGCCATTTTGTTTATATCTGGGGAAAACTGAAGATTTTTTGGAAATCTCCAAGCTCTATTGTGTTAAAGTTCTCAAAAGTATTTAGTTCATCTGGCTTATAATTATCAGATGCTATAACTCGATGGAAGTTAATTTTCTTGTTATCTCTTATAACAGTTTTAGTTTGTCGTAGCCAATTACCGTAGAAAGTAGCACCTTCGTTAGGCCTTTTGTAGTTTTTTGTGCCAGCATATATGTTATTTAATTTACTATTGTTCTCAAGACCTGCAAAGTCAAATCCTAATATATAAATATCATCATATCCGTGTTCTGCTGCTAACCACAACGCTGTTGGACCGCTACTCCAACCTTTACTAGGCTGAAAATAATTTACATTCTTTATTGATGTAAATGCATTATTATGATTAGTCCATACTTTATTATTATTTTGATAACCGCTTTTACTAAGCTCTAGTATCATTTTTACATCTACTGCTATTAAGTAGTCTGGAGAAAACGTCCTGTATAAAGCATTACAACCGTAGACAGTACCTAATTCTAATAATGATTCTGGCTCTATAACAGATCTGCTAGTGCCGTTACCTAATACAAAAGCAACGCTGTTATCTTTATTAGATACAGAGTTTGATATATGTTCTTTTTGTTTTTGTAATTGCTTTTGAAGTCTTCGTTGGTTGCGTATAACAAGCCATTCTTGTTTGGTGTATAGAGATTTATCTATTTTTGCCATTAAATAGCACCGCCGGCCTCCGCTTGTGCTGCTATTCCGTACATCTGTCTAACAAAATCTAATTCATTTGTTATTTCTTCTTGATGTAATTCAGATGCTTTACGAATTCTATTGATTTGGCCTAGTGTTAGTCTAGTCTTTCTAGTGTCAGTTGCTTTAACTGGGGACTCATCGTGTTGAGGCTCGTAACCTTTATTGTTTACAGGCTCAATTGTTTCTGGGTCAAAGTAAAATAGTTCTCTAAGTATCATATTGTATTTATACCGTTTGGTCCGTTGTTGCTGCTCCGCCACCAAGTTCGGCTCCTGTTGTTGTTTCTGGCGGTGTTGCTTCTCCGCCATCTTCTGTCGGTACAGAAGTATCTTCATCTTCTATTCCGCCTAGGTCTGCATCCATACCTGCTCCTGATATGCCACCACCGCGCATTTCGCCTGCGGCATCTGTTGCTGGAGTTTCAAGATTTTCATCATTTTCTTCTCTCCACATACGTTCATTCTCTGCAATTTCTTCATCTGTCATGCCTAAGAAGCGTTTTAGAGCAAATCTATTACTAATATAAGGTATTGCACTCATTTGTGTGTAAGTTGGTACACGAGCATTGTCTACTTCTGACTGTCTGTACGATGCAAAGTTCTGTGGAGGCTGGAAAACTAGGTCAAACATTGAAGTATCAACGTTTACACCTTTTTCTAACAAATATTTCTTAAATTCTTGGTCAAATTCTTCAACAAGCATGCCTTGTAAGCGTTCACAGTAAGTATTGAACCTTAATTCTTGTATATATGCTGTTCCGACTCTACCATCATTGTACTGACTACTTGCATCTTCAGCCCCTGTAGGCAAGTATGAGCTAGGAATTCGTAAACCGCGTACGAGCTTATTAGTAAAATATCTAAGGTCATCAATTTCTCCTAAATTTGTACCACCTGGTAACGTTTCTACTTTAGAACCACGTCCTTCTGCTGTTTGCGGAAAGAAATAGTCTTCATTAATACTTAACGGGTTGTAACTACTGTCTATAACATTGGTACCCCCGCCTGATTGGCTTGGAATACGTCTTTGGTGTATCTCTGTTTTAACACGTTCTACGAATTGCATAGCAAGGTGACTTGGCATGTTACCAACATCAACATAAAAAACACGTCTTTCAGGAGCACGTTGTACTCTGTATATAATGATTGCGTCTTCTAATAGTTCTTTTTGCTTGTATACTTTAAAAATTGTTTCTAATAACGAATTACCAAATGGATAGTTGTTGTCTAAGCCTTCACTCATACTAAGGTGTACAATATGATCAGCATCAACTGCTATTTCTGACTCTTCTCTACTCCAACGTGTGCCTGCTTGGCTACCTTGCTGACTTCCTATAAAGCCTTTACCAGCACTTGCACTTTGATAACTGCCTGCGCCACCATTATTTGTTTGACCATTTGTCTGATGAGGAGTAGTTGCTACCATTTCACCAAAGTTTAAATTAAAATCTTTGATGATATATTGCTCAGGAGTCTTGCCTTCTGATTCGTTAACAATAATCTTTGTTAGATTTGCTGCATCTACATGATATAACTTTTTAGTTTCTGGATCTCTAACAAAAATTTGATCTCCGTACTTAAATGCATTACGTATTAGTCTAAACATACGTGTTTCGAACTTGTTAAGTTTACACCATTGCTGTAGATACTTTGCTAAAATAGTTGTTTCGGAGTTTGTTGCTTTTTGTTTGAACTCTAATGTAAAGTTAGTGCCATTTTGTTCATTCTTTTGTGTACAAAACTCAGCAAGGATATCTAGTGCCGCATTAACTTCGGAATCACTGTCCATTGTATTGTATTGACCATAACGTTCAACACGATTCGGACTACCAACATACACATCTGGTAAGTGTGAGTTATAATTTTTTGTTGCAGGGCCTGGTTGCATACCACCATTATAGCCGCTAAAAGGACTATAACTTCCTTCTGCGTTAGTACCCGTTGGCACTGGTGTAAAATATTTTTTCCAGCTCATTTTTTCCCTTTAGTCCGTGTTAGTCGCGGTTGCTTTAGTATATTTAACAACATCAATCAATTGTAGTTTCATAGCTTCCATGTTTTTATTTATTGAATTTATTAGTTCTGTACTAGGACCTGATCCGCCCATCTTTTTAAGTAAATCAGCTGATGCTACGCCTGTGCCGCCAAATAATCCTTTATTATCTTCTGCCAAAGCCTTATTCATGTCTTCTAAGGACCTTGCTATTTCTTGCATATTACTATTATACTTGGAAAGCTCTGATATGTCAAGTCCTTTTTGTATTGCATTTACATTTTCACTAAATCTTTCTAATTTGTCAATTCTTTCAAACGCACTAGCAACTCTTTCCATTCCTCCGCCAATTCCGGACATTCTTTCTAATAATTTTACAGTATCTGGTGTTACGCCAAGTGTTTCTGCTACATCTTTGTCTGTTGCTGACGGTGTGTCAGTACTAACAGTGCCATCATCCTTCATTATCGCTCTACCTATAGAGCTCCCGCCAAAATATCCTAGTGTACCGCCAATTAGTCCGCCTATTGCTGTACCAACTAAAGGAATAAATGAGCCAGCTATGGCTCCTGCGGCTGCACCTGCCATTCCGCCGCCAATTGCGCCATATTCTTCCTTTTTTTGACCTTGTGTTAAGTCAGTGTTCATTGCTGTTGAGCCAATTTCGTATGCTCCAAACAATAGTGCTAGAGGCCCTAGTCTTTTCAAAGCCGTTTTGGTTAAGTTCATTTTACCTTTAGGGTCTGCTCCGCCTGGTACAACTGGCGCTCCCGTAGGTGATGTTTTTGGCATTGCTAATGCAGCTAACGATGCAATACCTGCGGTCATTGCAGCCACAACCGCTTTTGCTGCAAATAATCCAGTAATTCCTGCTATCAATGCCGTTCTAACATCAATATTCTCAAACAATGCTGCAAGTCCAGTTTTAAATCCTGCTACTAGAGCTTCTCCTACTGGTTCCATAATTGTTTTGAGAAGACCTTTTTTGTCTTTGCCGTCACCAAACATTGCTTCTTTCAATGCTTTCTTGGGATCTTTTCCAAATGCTTCGAAAAAGTCTTTAAGTGCAGGATTAACATCTTCTTTTATAAACTTGCTGAAGCCTGCAAGAGCATTTTGAAAAGTAGTTGCTTCGCCTTTTTCACCAACAAATCCTGTAAACCATTCAGTCACTGGCCCAAACACTTCAACAGCTGCGCCTACGAGTGGATTAATTAAATTTGTAACAATTGCTAGTTTTGCTTCTTTAACTGTTTCTAAAAATTGTGCCATTGCACCTAGTTCACCGTCTTTCGGCGGCTCTGGTAAAATTTGTTTGTAGTTTTTAGCAATTTCCTTTTTAGCTGCTTCAATATCTTCCCCGCCAGATTTAATATACGGTAGAATTCTATCCATAGTTGTGTTGGCCAAGGCGTTTATTTCACCAGCAACACCGTCTGCTGATACAGCACCAACTCTAATAATAGAGTCAAGATTTTTTGATGAGGTTATCAAAGACGCTGTATAGTCGACAACTCTTTTTTCTTGTCCTTTCTGGAATGTGTCATGATCCATACCTGATTTAATAGCGTCATTGAGTAATTTTTTTATAAGAGCTGCACTTTCTGGCATTGTTGCTGTAAATAATTGCAATTCTCTTGTTATTGGTGGCATTCCTAAAAATGATGCTTTTAGTGCATTAACAGCAACTTCACCGCCTGTAGCTTGTGCTTCTGCCATTGCTAAAAGCATATTCTTTTTCTCATCGCCTTCAAGTTTTCCTAGTTCCCTTTGGAATGCTAAGTCCATTGAAGCTTGTGCAAGTTTATCTTGTTGTGCTTTTACATCTTCGCCTGTTAATTTTGCAAGTTGTAGCATATTCTTTGTTAAACCAGCGGCAGCTTCTGCTTGTTGTTGTTTATCTCGTGCTTCCATCTTGCTTCCTGTTCTGTTTAGGTAAGCATTCATAGCCATTGATTCGTTTATTTCTTCAAACGATAAACCCATCATCTGTAACTCTGTTCGTAGATCTTTGCCTAGAGCATCTGTCATGCCGGCAACTTGTTTAGCACCAATACTAACTGTTCCGCCAAACGCTGCTAACATAGTAGAACTTTGAGATACAAATGAACTAAATTCTTCAATGTTTAATCTTGATTCAGCTGCTGTTGTTCTTAACTTTTCTAAATCGTAGCCGAGGTCGCCGCCTGATTTGGCCATTGATTGGAATGAAACATAACTCCTATCCATAATTCCTGTAAGCATAGACAACGTACCACCAAATACAGGTATGTGTTGTACAAAACTCGATAGGCTATCGCCGCCAGTTATTAGTTCTTCAGCAAGCCCTTTTAGTCCTCCAATAGCAGCTCCAATTCCTGATGCCGCTAATTTTAATAAGCCGCTGCCCATTAAATTTAAATATTTGGTGTTTGACTGTACAGCCTTAGTGTTATCATTAACAGCGTCTCTATGTTTAGTTGAAACTTTAACACCTGACTGTTGAGCTTTGTTATATGCTTGTTGTGTTTTAGCTGCTTGTGACTTAGGATCGGCTCCTGAAGTCTTAGCCATTTTTTCCATAGCAGTAACTAGTCTAACAAGTGTAACTTCACTTGCTATGCCGTTTTCGCCACCTATATTTTCAATTTTAATTTCGTCAGCCATTTATAGTCAAATCCAGTTATGTACGTATATAAATAATAATGGTATATACATTTACAATAGTATTTAGCCAGGAGAAAATATGGAAAACAAAAACACCAATCCGTTACAGAAATATTTTAGACAACCTAAGATATATTTGTCGTTACCAAGTAGCGGAAAATATTACCCTGCCGGAAGTTTAGAAATATCAGAAAACGGAGAGTATCCGGTATTTCCTATGACGGCTAGGGACGAAATAATGATCAAAACACCAGACGCTTTATTAAATGGGCAAGCAACAGCTAGTGTTATTTCCAGCTGTATACCGGCAATTAAAGATCCATTTAGTATGCCTTCTATGGATCTTGATGCATGTTTGATTGCTATTCGTATAGCAACATACGGCGAAATGATGGAAGTTAGTATTAAAGTACCAGTTACTGGTGAAGATAAAGACTTTGACTTAGACTTAAGAATAATGTTAGATCAGTTTTCAAATGTAGAGTACGACAATGCTATTCAGTTAGATGACATGGTTGTAAATTTAAGACCGTTATCCTACAGAGAGTTTACTGAAACAAGTAAAAAGACATTTGACGAACAAAGAATATTTAACGTAATTAATGATGCTGACATGGACGAAGGCGATAAATTACAAACGTTCACTAATAGTTTTAAAAAACTAACAGATCTTACAATACTAACCCTTGAAAAGTCAATTCAATCAATTGAGGTTGGTGATCAAGTTGTTACTGACCAAGCTCATATTAAAGAGTTTATTGCAAATACAGACAAGGGACTTTTTGAAAGCGTTACTAATCATATTGAAGAACAAAGATCTAAGTTTCAAGTAAAGCCGTTAATAGTAGATGCTACTCCGGAAGAAATAGAAGCAGGTGTGCCAGAAACTTATGAAGTTCCTGTAACATTTGATCAATCAAGTTTTTTCGAATAAGGATCTTAGCACTACCAGTAAACCAAATCCTTAACGAAGTTAAGGTCCTAGATGACGAAGTTAAGCAAATGCGTTACAATCTTTTTAAACTTGCATGGCACATGCGTGGATCGTTATCTGTGGATGAGGCGTTTGAACTTCCGCCTGAAGATAGAGATATTATTGCCGATATTATCAAAGAAAATCTAGAAACAACTAAAAAGTCCGGCTTACCTTACTTTTAAACAGTAGGGTTCTTAGCCGGACTAACTTTAATACTTTTTTCAATCTGTTGAATTAATCTTCTTTTCTCTTTTGCATTGAGTTGAAGTGCAGCATCCTTAGTCTTTACATAACCACTAGATCCAACTGGAACTTTTTTAGCAACAGCTTTCTTAGGAGCAGGTGCAGGACTAGCAACTGGTCCTTTTACGCCTTGCTGTGTATTCATTGCTTCTTTTGCGGCTTGCATAAATGCTGTGTCCATAACTTGCTTAGTTAGTGGACCTTTAGGAACAGCACCAATTTTCTTAACACGCTTAGATTTTAAAAACGCAACTAAAGATGCTCCTGTTGCATTTTTTATATCTAGTCCTTGTGTTCCAAGGTACTGTCTAAATTGATTGTATAAGGTATTCGCTGTAGCACTAAGATCTGCTTTGCCTGCTAAGTTGCCTGCTTTGCCCTTCATGCCAATTGCTCCAAGTGCTTTAGCACCTACGGCCTGTCCAGCTCTTTTTAACATTCCTACAGGAGCTTCGGTTGCTAAACTTTCCTCCATACCTACATAACGCCAGTTCCAAGCACCAGCACCTAAGTAACCATTTTGTACATAGCCTGCCATGTGCATAGCATCATCAGTGTCTATGCCTTTTTCTTTTGCCCAATGGTGTATGTAATATGAACGTTGGCTATCAGCAACTCCTGCAAATCTTTTTACTACATCAGGATCAGCTTTTGCTTCTATTAGAATATCATTTATTTTCATCTTGAATATACCTTATAAGTTTACTAATACTATTTATGTTTTTGTTAAGAGCTAAAGCTCTTAATGTTTTCGCTAACGCTCAAACTAACTTTTTTGTTTGATAGAAGTGATTATAATATGAACAAATGCATTATTACGAATGTAATAATGTTTAAGTTTCATGTAGATTGTTTCAGTCAGACGGAACCTGTTACGGTCCCATCTAATCTCAAAATACGCTTCATGTGAGTCGCACCAGCCGAGACATTGGAAGTAGGTAATTGTTTATACACAAAGTACAATGGGCTCTGACCTTTCCCAACCTACGTCGACATCGCTTGCGCTACCTCTCGCTTCGTTCCTATTGCTAAAGAGTTTTTATGTACTGTGTTTGTGTTTTTCGACTGCCAACATGCAATCTATATCAACTAGTGAGCCCAATTTGTTTGATGGCTTCCACACTCTGGTGTGTCAATCAATATGTACGTGTGCTTCTATACGAGAGCTTTTTCCACAGCGGTATTTCTAGTCTGGCCCGCCAACCTTATGTGTTGGTTTGTTTTGCCTTGATGTGGTGTTCTAGTAATGCCTGTTTGAGTTTATCTGATCCGCCTACTCTAACATTAATGATTCCATTATAGTAATCATCTGTTTCAAGTACTCGCCTGTCAAACTGCTCTCTTGCCTCTATGTAGGACATTTCGCCCCTACCTTTACATAGGTATAGTATTTCTCTTGTGAAGTGCTTTTCGCCTAGTGTTGCAACATCTGCATTAAGTCTGTCTGAACTACCATAGTAAGTTTTCCAGTCTGACTCTTTGTATCCTCTGCGTTTGTTTTTTCTGCCTTTGAGTGGTGGCTTTGTGGTCTTAAATTTTGCTAGTTTTTTGCCTACGTATTTTTGACCAGTCTTTTTGTTCGTTATTAAATAAACGAAGCCTTCGTACTCGTCTGGTATTTCTTTAAGTTTTTTGCCTTTGTACGTCCACTCCATGCAAGTAATTATTTCCTTCTTGCATGGTGTTAGACTAGTTCTGACTTTTGCCTTTATGTTTAGTGTGTATTTCGTCCATACGTTCTTTTGCTAACATACGTAACTGTCTTAAAGCACGTCTTGCACTTCCGTGTGTTCTCACAGAATTACGTGCTTCGAACTTTTCATTTTCTTCAAAGTACATAAGATATGCTTTAATAAGTTTATCGTGTGTATCGTCCATTATTCTATCACTTGAACATCGTTTTCATAACTTGTAAATCCGTTCTCTTTTATAACTTTAAGAACATTGTTAACTCTACCAATTAATTCATCTTTATGTGATATTAAGTAGATATTTTTATCACGTTCTCTAGCCATCTTTTTAAGTACACTTAACGAGTTTTCAACTCCGTTAGCATCCATACCACTGTCAATAAGTTCGTCAATGAATAGTAAGTTAATATTTTGATACAAACTTTCCCATACATCTCTGAACGCAAAACTCATACCAAGTATAAGTCTGTTACGTTCGCCTCTTGACAAGTTATCAAAGTCTAAGTCTTGACCAAGTTGTGTAATTTCTACACTAAGATCATTTTGGAATGTAACACTGTGCGGTAGTCCTAATCTATCAAGATAGTTAGTAAGTCTATTGTTTAAATATGCTAAATTTTGATCAATAATCTTTTTACGTATAAAGCTATCTTTATTAGTAAGTAGTTTCAATAAAAATTCTTGATGTTCTTTGAGCGAAGTTAACGTATTAATTTCTTCCCAATCAATCTCTTGTTTTGCACTATTTTCAAGATCGTCAATTTGTTCTTGATATGGATCAGCTTCGTCTTTTTTGTTGCTCCATGCCTGTGTTAAGTTGCTAACATTACTCTTATGAGCATACGCTTCTTTAGAAGTTTCATAAAAAGTATTTGGACGACCGTTAATATCACCAATGCTTGAAAGTTCAGTAATTACAACATTTAACTTATCAGATACTTCAGTAAGATATGCATCAGCGTCAGTTAGTTCTTTAGATTTGTTATCTAATATTTCTGCTTTTTTATCAGCATGTAATGATTGTCCGCATGTATGACAAGCAGCATTATCTAGTTGTAAGATATCTTTTTCAACTTTAGACACAGACTTAGTAGCACGTAACTGTGCAGTCTCTAGTGTGCTTTTCTCTTTATTAAGAGCCAAAATAGAATTGTTTAGTTCAGACCAATTTGTTAATTTTTCGTGTGATTCTAGTTCTAATTCAATGTCCAAATGTTCTAATTCGTCAATTGCTTCACGTAACTTTATTGTGTCTGTAGTACGTTTAGATAGCCATGCTTTCTGTTTACTTTTAAGACCGTTAATTGTTTCGTCAATTTTTTCGTTTGCTGTTTGTAATGCATTAATACGCATTGTCTCTTGACTTAGATTGTCTTTAGTATCTCTAATATCTTCTTTAAGTACATCTGCCTTTTCGGATAATATTGTAATACCTAAAAGTTGTTCAATAATAGCTCTTTGATCGTTAGTACGCATACTTAGGAATGGCTCTGTGTATGTGTTTAATGCAACAATGTGCTTAAACATATCATGGCTCATACCTAGCAAATGGTCTATTGATTCTTGAGTCTTACGACTATCGCCTTGCGATTCATCTATGTCAACTTGTTCTTCATTGTTGATGTAGAACTTTAATAAATTTGGGGATCTACCACGTTCAATGCGATATTGAAGACTGTCCTTCTCAAAAGAAAGAGTAACTAACATACCTTTAGAATTAGTTTTGTTAATTAAGTTATTTTTTCTAATATTAGTTAATGCATTTCCGTAGAGTGCATAACTTAGTGCATTGATGATTGTAGTTTTACCAGTACCGTTTCGCGAGCCAGAATCGTCACCTCCTTGATCTAAGTTTTCGCCGAGTACTAATGTAAGTTGTTGTTTGTCGAAATCTACCGCTTGGGTTTGATTCCCAACACTCATAAAATTTCTTACTGTTAGGTCTTTAATTTTAATCATGTGCCAATCCGTTATAAATCTCCAAAAGTTTTACCTTATCAAAAGAGTCTGTATCTAGTTCTGCTATTTCACCTGCAACAATTTGGTCAACACTAACAAATTTGCTAATGTCTAAGTCTGTTGATATTTCCTCAATTTGTGATTGGGGAATAAGTGTAATTTCTCTACATTTATAATCTCTTATAAATGTTTCTTTAATAAAACTTGCTTCTTCATAACTAATGTCAATGTCAAGTTCTACACGCAGATACATTCTACTCTTAATAAGAGTGCTCTGTTCATCAATTAGTTTTGAAAGTTTTACAGTCCGATACTTTGGACAATCTTCCCAATTGATGTATTCTGGTTCTAAATCGTTTTCACGATCTAATATCATCATACCTCTATCGTCATCCCACGCATCTGCATAGTTGTGTGGAAACGCATTACCAATATAATGTATTTTACCCTGTGTTTGTCTTTTGTGAAAGTGTCCACTAAACACATAATCCTGATTTGCAAAATGTTGTTTGTTAAGATCGCCTCCGTGATCGGGCATCTTAACCATTGCGTTCATATAAAAACTAGGAAGTTCAAAGTGCCCAAACATATACTTTGCTTTACACTTTTGTATTTTCTTCCATTCATCGCCTACTAACCAAGGAACAAGTGCAACATCTTCTTCAACCATCATTTCGTCAACAAACGTAATTCCGGGAATGTGTTTTGCAAATGCTGTTGAATTTACATCTCTTTTGTCTTTGTAGTATAAATCATGATTACCATCAAAGAAATAA